GAGTCATAATAATCCTGCGATTCAAGATCTAACCGCATTTGCTCCAACTCTTCTGGCGTTGGCTCGTATGCTTCAAGACCTTCTAAAAATCTTTGTTCTGTGGGGTCCATCAGTCTGCCTCCAGGTTACCGTTTTCATCTACGAAAACATATAGTTCTGAATATGTAAGGGCTAGGTCGGCCAACTTTTTACCCATAGCTGGAGCGTATTTACCTATAAAACCTGATCCATGATGGTGACGTGTAAGCATCCAGTCGTGAGCAACGTGGTCCCAAATACTGCCTTGACTTGGATCGTAAGATGCAGTTCTGTGGATTTCAGGGTCGAAACCTAAAGCAAGTGCTTTATTTTCGAAATCTTGCCATTCATGCTGGATTCTTTCTTTCAGTTCTTTGGTTGGCTCGAAATCTGAGCCGTCAAGGTACACGGTTTCGCCGTCTTTCTCGACTTCGATATGGGAGGACCACTGGAGCGTGGTCATTGCGTGGTCGTGGTTGCTCATTTTAGGAACTCAGTGTGGAAAACATAGGTGCAATAGTCACCCGCTAATAAGTGGGAGAGGTGATAAGGAGGAAGGGAAAAACTTGGCTCTCCTTCAATGTCAACGGCTCTAATTTCTCTGCCGTGCCAGGTTTGGAGTTGCTGGAGCGTTTCCTTGATCTCTTCCTCCTCTCCTGGCTCAAGGCCGCTACCGTCCCCGTTAATGAGATATGAACTCCAGGGAGCTGGTAGCTGTTCTTTGATTACTTCGATTGTCATTTTTAGAAGCTGCGTAAGGTTTTCTTGACTTGGCTGAATTGGACCGCACAACTACACGCCTCCAATAATTTGCCCTGCTCCTGATAAAGCGGTATCGCTTTACGGAAAGCCTCAAAAATCAATTCATTGTCCGCCTCTTTGCGAGTCTGTCGCATGATCTTCTGTGGATCGTCCCACTCAAGCTGCTCCTGACACTCGGCAAAGTCTCTATAAGCTGAAGCTTGAGAGCGTCCTGCGTCCTGGATTGCCTGGAGTATCTCCTCTTTTGTCTTTCTCAATTCTGAGGAGCCGTCCTCAAATGTTTTGAGTTCTTTGGTTAGCTCCTCAATGATAAATAGGTGAGATTCTGATTTATTCACTTGCTTACCTCCTTTAGGCTTTCCAAAGTTGTTTGGATCTCTTTGATTGCCTGGAGCGTTTCCAATGCTTGCCCCTCTTCGAATATCCAGCAAGGAAGACCTTTTGTGACTCCTTCGAGTTGTTGAGCGTATCTCTTCGCTCTGTGTAGTTGGTCTATCTGTCGACCGCTTAAGAATCTTTTTGTAGTAGTCATAAAGTTGTTAGCTTTGTGGGCTTATTGATAATGTAGCACATACTTTTGGGTACTGTCAACAACTTTGATAAAATTAATTTAATTTTCTCAGTGATAATTCTCAGAGTCAGCGAATAGTAACAATATCAATATTAGTTGGTGTTTTTGCTTTGGTGGTGTTATTGTGCTACTAGCTACACCAAAGCACCAACTTATGACTAACTCAGAGTCTCAAGCTTTCGCACAGATTGAAAGTATTACCGATTATTTTAATTTGAATAAATGGACTTCAGCAATCGAGAATTTAGGCTTTAGGTATTTAGAGAAAGAGGCGTTTGCTACTCTCTATGGAGACAAGAGAGAGGTTAAGGAGTATCTAGAATATGAGGACGAATTAAGCACAGAGCGAATTGATGAGTTAATACACCAAGAGCCGCTAGAAGTTGCCACTAGATCACAGTGGACTGGTATCGGTACTGCTGCATATGCAGAGCCAGGAGATTTCAAAATAGTTTTATGTCTTGGTGGTCCTGCCGTTCGGATCTTTGGGAGTTGTGAGGGAGGTTATCCCTCAGACATTGAACTTCAGCATCAGGATTGGTTTACTCCTTGGGAGACTGTGAGAGGTCTATCTGAGATGCAGAGCGAGGCGATGGAGTGGTTCTGTAACTTCTTTGTCTATTAGTTTTTCCTCTTTGCTTACTGTATGGCTAAGAGGCTACCGCTTTGGATCTCCTGGAGCGTTTGTTAATCCCTCTCGCTGCTGTCCTGGCTCCTCTTTCTTCTTATAGTGTAAGCATCTATTGTTACTCAGTGTAACGATAAGTAGCACAGAGACAGAGAGGAGTTAATCTAATAAATAAGAGGAGAAAAAAATTTTTCCAACTCCTCACCAAATAAAATGACTAACAGCTTTCCAACTATTTCAACCAATGACCCCGACTCTGTGGAGTATAAAAAGGTAAAACGGTCCTTCACAAAAGACCACCTCCTCCAAGAGATCTACCACCTCCAACGCAGCGAGTCGGCTATCTCTGTCCAGCTCACCAAAGCGAGACAGCAGCGAGACAGAGCGCAGCTCTCAGACTGGAGCGATGTGATCAAGCGGTTTCGCCAGCTCACCGCCGAGAGTCTGAAGCAACAGAGCCGCCAAGCCGCCGCCGAACTTCGGACAATCTGGAGCTAGGCAGCCGCCTATCCTAAAAATTTATGGGCCTGGCTCCTCCAGCTCGGCCCGCCTCCCTCGGCTCACCGCCAGGCCGAGGCGGGGGGAGGGTGGAAAAAATCGCCCTTTATAGTCAAGGGCGGGGGAACCTACTGATTAATCTGAAAATAAGCTCTTATGTACTACCTCTATATACTACACTAACGTTTCATATCTGTCAATATCATATCGACCAATTTAGTCTTCTTACAATGAGCATTAGTTCCCGCAAGGGATCTCAGCTTCCTCGAAGGTAACTGTAGTAACATATTGTAGTATCCCTGAAGAGGTTTAGGAGATCTATAAACAAATAATCCCCCAACCTTATCCAGCACCCACTTCATTCAGACTTAGGCTCAACCCGAATAGATAATTCTGGAGCGTTAATGTTAATGTTCTCGACACTCTCCCCAACAACCTTTCCTAGAGAATCCAAAATCTGCGCCGCCGTTTGAAGCTGCCCTTTCCTTAGCGCCTTCTCGTACAATCTAATCCTCATACTCTGTAATCTGGAAACCATATTTTCTCTATCTTTCTGCCAATCTTCCTCGTTCCAAGTATTAACCGCCTTCCAATCATTCCACGCCGTTTTAACACAAACCCCCTCTTTAGACGCATGATCTAAAACTAATTGCCTTGTAGTTAGTCCCTCCAACTGCCTTTTATACAATCTTTGTTGCCTCGCCTCAATAACATGAGTAGGAGATTTCCCAGGATTTTTCTTCCGAGGAACAACACCTTCACCCTGATTTACTGGAACGAGTGCGCCCCCTAAATTACCAAAAACTGCTTCAGTCACAGACGAAAAAGCTACTAATAAGATAATAATAACCCGCAAACTTAAAAATAGTCGATAAACACAGGGGGTATTGGCACAAAAAACAGGTAATCTGTATTACATGGCAGTAAAAACACAACCACTTTCCCTTCGTTGGGCACAAGGAGAGGTCTTCAACAGTGAAAAACGCTTCCGTGTTCTCGTAGCGGGGCGAAGATTCGGAAAATCATACCTTTCCTGCATAGAACTACTAAAAGCAGCCATATCTAGACCAGGAGAAACGTACTTTTATTGCGCCCCCACATATCGAATGGCAAAAGATATTGCCTGGAAAGAAATAAAGAAGCTCGTACCACAAGAATGGGTCAAGTCTAAGAATGAGACTGACTTAAAGATTGAACTCATCAACGATTCGATGATCGAGCTAAAAGGAACCGAAAACGCAATGGCTCTCCGTGGTAGAAGCCTCGCAGGTGTAGTACTTGACGAGGCCGCTTTCATGGACTCCGAGGTCTGGTTCCAAGTCATCCGTCCCGCCTTAGCCGACAAACAAGGATGGGCACTCTTCATAAGTACCCCTGATGGAACGGCTAGTTGGTTCTACGACTTATGGTGCTACGTCCCAGATGATCCAACAGGAGATTGGAATCGCTGGAGTTATACTACAATAGACGGGGGTAATGTTCCAAGAGAAGAGGTCGAAGCAGCACGGGCACAGCTAGACGCTCGAACATTTAAACAAGAATTTGAGGCCAGCTTCGAGAATCTCACGGGTCTCGTTGCAGTCTCATTCTCCGATGACAATATCTCCGCAGACGCAAAAGACATATCCATCGCCCCTCTACTTTTAGGAGTTGACTTTAACGTGGACCCAATGTCAGGGATCTGCGCCGTTAAAGACGGGGAAAACCTGTATGTGTTTGACGAAATCATGCTCACAGGTGGGGCAACCACATGGGACTTTGCCGAAGAAGTCACCCGCAGATACGGTGTGGATCGTAGAGTAATAGCATGTCCTGACCCCACGGGCGGAGCCAGAAAAACTGCTGGAATCGGTGCAACTGATCATAGTATTTTACGAAGAAGTGGTTTTAACGTGTCTTCACCTAAAGCTCCCTGGAAAATTCGAGATAAAATAACCGCCGTCAACACTGCTTTATTCGATGCAACTGGAACTCGAAGAACCTTTATTCACCCACGCTGCAAAGAACTTATAAAATCTCTTAGAACATTGACCTACGCACCAAACACGGGACTACCTAATAAAAACCTTGGTGTTGACCACGCTTTTGACGCTTTCGGTTACTTATGTCTACAACAATTCAATTTGGCAAAACCTGAGACTTTAGGGCAGACTGGTTACAGAATTTACTAAAAAGATGGCTTTAAGTGAAGAACAATTGGATGCTGTTGAGGCAGTGAAGGGGAAGAGGAATCCTGCTTTATGGGATCCCAGATGCGCTCAATATATGGCTACTAAATCAAAATCTTCTAGTAAAAACGCTGTAAAAGTAGAGAGTACAAGTTAGACTATTAGAGATAGTCTTTTATTATTCTAGATCATGGCTTTCTATCGTGGCGAAGAAGGCTCCGTAAAGTTTAAGAACGCAACAGGAACAACTGCTGCTATTGCGTCTACAACAGGATGGAGTCTTAGTGTTTCCAAGGACACTCTTGATTGCACAGCACATGGAGCAACTTCTCGTAGCTATGTCGGATCTTTGATCTCTGGTAGTGGATCTGTTGAATTTCTATATACAGCTTCTTCAGGTGACGAAACTTCTGAGTTATTAACTGATGTTTTGACAACAGAAGATGCTGGAGATGCTCAATTCGAGTTATATCTAGATACTTCAGGTTCTAAGAAGGTGAGCTTCAACGGAATTGTTACAAGTGCTGATTTTGGTGCTTCTGTAGGTGATCTTCAGTCAATTTCTGTAAGTTTCCAAACATCTGGAGCAATTACTTCTGCTGCTTAAGTTAGGGCCAATTATTAAAAGGAAAGATTTGTGACGTACTCCGTTCCTGGCCCAATTCGTACCAATATTACAAGTTCTACCAGCGTAGGTGGTTCTGATAGTCCATTTACTCGTACTCGTGCGGTGATGGATATGGTAAAAGGGTGGGAAATTATGAAGGCCGTCACAAATGGAACTGAATATTTAAGAGATAACTCAGAAGCTTTTCTTCCCCTTGAGCCACGAGAGGATTACACAGCTTATTTATCTAGGGTAAATCGAGCAGTATTTTCACCATATACGCAGCGATTAATTAGAGCAGCAACAGGTTTAATAATGAGAAAGCCTATTACTTTAATAGGTGATTCA